AGTCGCGGTCAAGGTCGGTATGCGCTCGACGGTCGATAGCATCGTGGCACGCGCTACAGGCCCATGCTCCAAGGATGTCGGGCGATTTCATGCCCATACCGCTGACCCCAACTAAGCGGTAGTGACAAAGCACGACCGTTTCAGAATTGTGGTTGCACACCTCTGGGATACGCACCATGCAGCCTCGACCCCGTGCCGCTTTACGCAGGTTCATAGGTCGGCTCCGGTATTACGATGCCCATCTCCAGACACTTCGTCTCAAGGAACAACAGGTAGTCGCTGAACTCTTGCTTCGTGAGCGTCGAGGAGCGGCGCAGCGGTCGCAGCCGCTTCCTGCCAAACCCCTCCAGCGTCTCAAATCCGAAGCACTCACCCAAGAAGTAGTCGTGCAGGTCATCGCGTGTCCATCCGCGCAACGCCTCGCCACCGCCGTCGATGATGGCGGGATACACCACGCCCCACAGGAACTTGTTTTGTTGGTTGGTGCGGGGCTTCTTCCACTCCGTAACCTCGACCGCCCATGTCTTGAGCGGGTCAAGGTTAGACACCATCCGCGTTACGACAGATGCCATCGCGTCGGGTCTGGTGCCTCGCGGGAAGATGCGTTTCATCGCTCGGATGCCCTCACCCGTCCGGCCCATTGCTTCCATTCGTGGGCATATTCGACATTCTGGTATTCATCGAACCACGGGCCACCCTCGGTGAAATGCACGCAAGTCGGGTCAGGAACCTGCGCCCGTGTGTGCCAGCCCTCCAAGTAATTGAAGGTCGGCGGCAACGCACCAATGTGCCGGTCGTTTACCCACATAAATCTGTGCAGGTACATCCCGGTTTCGCTGTTCACGATTTCGGGTGTCAGCCCACCCATTGACGGATGGCTGCAATTGAACCACATAAACGACGACCAGTTTTTACGCGGGTATTGGCGCTGTACCTGCCCGTCCATCTTTGTCAGAGATGTGGGTTTGTAGTCGTGCTGCACGCACCACACGGCAACATCAGGATTGTTGAAGTCGAGCAACGGCTTCAGACTGTGCCGTACTAGAAAGTCACAGTCCATGAACAAGGCATTGCCTCTGAAGTTGCAGAGCGCAGGCACAAGGAACCGGCTGAAACTAAACTCCGTGGATGAGAACGGGTCTGGTTCGCGCCAATACATCCCCATTTCCCGCAGGTCATCTAGTCGAAGCGCGACAACCTCTGCCTCCATGTGTTCCAGAATGGACGCACGAGCCACCTCGTAGGCGATGTCCTCGCGGCTATCGTATCCGATGAAGATTTTCAAAACGGCAAATCCTCATCGTCGTTAAACTTCTCGGGGTTTTGCTCTGCCATCGTTTTGGGACGCGCAGCCTGCTTCGGCTCGAATTTGAGGGACATGAAGGCATCGCCGGTCTTACTGCTGCGCTTAATCCACGCGCTGATGTTGAGGTCGATATTGTTAAGAACGGCAGAGCCGCGATAATCGGGGGCTTTTTCGTTGCCGCGCTTATCGTTCTTAAACAAAACGCCACGGTTGTTGTTGTCGTACTGCTTATTCACAGGGTCACCTTTTCTAGTTTGTTAAGTTTGTCGTCCAACTCTTGCAGGAAAGTAGTTACCTCCTGCTCAAGCATCTTAATGTAGTCGTCATCACGCGGGACGCGCACGACTAGTAATTGCAGCCGCTCGTTAAGACGCGGGTCGAAGGATGCAAAGTCGCACCACGGTCTGCCCGTGCAAGCCATCTGCCATTGCATCTGCGTGAAGTATTTAAGGGGGGGAAGTTCTGCCAACACATACTCAAGGTGAGTAGCGGTGTTAGGGCATTTGACCTCTATCAAACCATCCTCGGCAAACCCGTCAGGGCTGGCACCAGACATTGCAACAGTCGGATGGTCTATAAAGCCGACATCCTCAACCAGTATCCCGGTCTTGGCGGCGTAGGCTGCTTTGGCTTGCGGCTCGGTCTGGGTCCCCCATTCCATCGCTGCATTGCTGAACGAAGATGCCTTCTGACCCGTCAGCCGCTCAACCACAAGGTCAGCCATATAGTTAGCGCGGCCTGCGCCGTAGCCGGTCTTGGTCTTGGCAATGACATCAGCCACACGGCTGGCAGTAACCTTGCCAAGCCGTGCCGCAAACCAGTCGTCTGTACGCTGTTCCATCATATTTTTAATACCCGTTCAATTTCTGACACTGTTAATGGGTCTTCACCATCCGGCAATTCTTGGTACAAATCACAACGGTCGTATGCGCTTACAGGTTGTCGCTTTGCTTTTATGTATGGCGGCCAAGCAAACCCGCAAAATCCTTCGTCGTCTTTTTTCTCAACATAAAAAATGCAACTTCCGCAACACCGTTCCCATTGATGCTTGTTCACGCCGCACCCCCGTCGCTCAACTTTTTCTTGCGTGCGCTGAACGCATCCATGTGCGCTGCGCGGATGGCGGGGTCAAGTGATTTGAACAAGGTAACAAGCGCAGCCGCGTCAGTCACAGACGCAATCTGCGCCAACACCTCGGGGCTAGGTTCAGCCTTTTCCGACTCTGGCAAGTCCTCACCCGCGTAGATGTAAAGCCCAAGCCCGTGCATTGCGATGGCCTTTGTAAGACAACGCATGATGGCGCTATTCACGGCAAACGCATCAGGGTCAACGATGGCTCTGTTCCTGTTATCCATGACAGGGAGAATGCAGGTCTTGATGTCGCCCTTAATTTCGACGCTGACCTTAACCATTGCTGTGCCGTTTCGCAGGTACATTACGGGGCTGTTGTCCCATTCGTGCGCCGTCCATTGTGCGCCGGGGTCAACCTTCAACACTTCAGCCCACGCCCATGCCCATGACAAGTAGGTGAGGTTGCCCTTGCGCTCGGTGTGGCCGTTGACATTGATTTTTAGAAGGTCTGACATTTCTTGCTCTCCTCAATCATTTGTTTAAGTTCGCGCCGCAATTCGTTGTGGCGGTCGATATCGGCTTGCGTCCAAGTGAGGATGACCGGCTCGGTGTAGTACCGGCGTTCCTCGCACTCGCGTTGCTGTTGCCAGTCGTCCATCAGAAAGTCCTCACAGCAAGCCACGCGAGGGCAAGAAACATGGCGAACGAGAACAAGTACAGGCCAACGGTTTTCATACTGTTGCCCTCGCCATCTGCAAGGCTTGGAACATCAGCCGTTGGTTGGTTCGAGCGCAAATAACAAACGCTGCACGGATGTCTGCGTGCGCTCTTGCGTGCCTCATCGCAAGGTCACGGGCTGCTCTGGATTCACCTGCTGCGATTGCCCATCTGATTGAGGGCGGCAGGTGTTGGGGGATGGGTCGCATATCTGTTGCTCCGGTTACCGGTCGTTTGTGACCGTGGAGCCATGATGCGCTTGCTGTTAACCGATGTCAACAGCCTCTTGCATTTATTTTTACCATCGTTAACTTACCGCTTCATGGACATCCAAGCCGCCCTAGCCGTTGCCGGTAGCAAAGCCGCCCTTGCCCGTAAACTTGGGGTGTCCCGACCAGCGGTCAGCCGGTGGGTCAAAGCAGGTCGATTGCCTCCTATGAGGGTATGGCAATGGAAGGCTCTGGAAGCCTTGCCCCCGCAGATTACAGCCGATTCTACGCCTACCCCCGGCTGACCCCTATGGTCAGCCCAGAAGCCGCCAAAATCGCTTACGACAAGGCGTGGGCTGTATTTAAGGCATGGCCTGCGACTGACTGGAGCGAAGCCCGGATAAAGGCTTTCAAAGCGGCTACTGGCGCTTGGCGCGTTTACCTCAAAGCCGTTAAGCGCATTAGACCCCAGAAACGACAAACCCCCGCACATGGCGGGGGCTTGACGGGGCGGGGGGAATGCCCTTACGCTTCAGATGCGAAATGAGCGTGATGGTCAATCTACACGGCTGTTCTAGTCGTGTCAAACACCCCACCACGCAGCCCCTCGACATGGGTTAAATCTGTCGGCGAAGGGCCGTTCGTTTGGAACGGGCTGGGCATCGCTTACCAAAGTCCAGCGGGTCTAAACAACCGTGGCTATACGGGCATTTAGGCATGACCTCGCTACCTTCCGATTCAAGGGGGGTAGGGGGGTCATTTCCGGGCTTCCGAGCATATGGGGTGTAAGAGTGAGATGGGTAGTCAACAGTAGTCAATCTGACTACATGAGAGAAAGAAAAAAACAGAATCAATCAAGATTGGTTCAGGCAGAAGTTTGGGCAAACGAGCAACTAAAAAAGACAGGAAAAAAATGGTCGCGCCAATCGTTATGGGGTTGTCGAATATTTGATTTTTGGTGCGCCGAACTAGGAATTGCGGTTGAAATTGACGGCATCGACCATGATGCGGATTACGATGCTGCGCGAGATTTTTATAACTACTACCGTAGCGGCATCATTGTTTGTCGCGTTCGCAACTACAATCAGTCGGACATGGATGCTGCGTTGCAAACCATTGCAACCGCTGACAACTGGAAAGACAGAAAACAAAAAATGCGGCAAGAGTTTGGGTTGTCTCCTGCGGATAGTTTTCGGAAAATCCTAAAACTAACAGGCATCCCAAAAGCGCATGGCAATTGGGAGCCTAAACTAAGTCCTGACTAAAGTTGTTGCATTAACCTTGGTAAACAGTTACGCTTGTCCCGTACCTAACCACAGAGAGGTTTTTATGCACGAATTAGACGAACAGGCTTGGGAACAATGGGCGGCTTATCGAAAAGCCATCCGCAAAACCATCAAGCCTGCCAGCGAACACGCCGCAAAACTCAAATTGTCTCGCTTTGGTGCTGACCAACAGGCCGTGGTCGAGCAGTCCATTGCTAACCAGTACCAAGGACTGTTTGAGTTGAAGAAGTCCGCACCCCGTCCCGGCGAGAAGGTCGAAAAGACCGACAAGCAGAAAGCCGCCGACATTTCTCGTCACGCTGAACAGGACGACTGGAACGCGAGGGCTTGGGGCAAGTTGGAGCCGACCCCGCTGAACCGGCTCAAATTGTGTGAGGCATATCTCGCTCGACTAACCATCAGCCCTGATGCGGATGCGTTGGAGCGTCTGCGGGATTCGACTGCCGCCGCGTTGCGGTCAGCCGATGCAGCCGAGGTGCTGGGTCACCCGCATTTGATGTCGATGGTTCGCCAACTGTTTGGTGAACGCGGTCTGAACAAACTCAAAAAGCGAGAGGTGCAATCGTGAAGTTAACAACGAACGATATGTGGGATGCGTTGAAGGCGTACCAAGTACAGGCAAACGCCGACGGTCACGGCAAGTCGTGGCAGACAGCGTGCCAAACAAAAACCGTAGCCGACATGGACGCTGCAATCGAGGATTCGAGTGAACGGATGCAGGAAGCCGACCCCGATTACGAGTTGTTTGGTGGTCGCCCGAACGACGATTACGAGCGGATGTACACCGCAGGCGAG